TAACATATATGGTGGTGAAACTATTACAGTTAGATTAAACCAACCAAGTGGTTCACAAGTAGCTAACTATGGTGAAGTAGTATGGGATACAGGTTCAATCAAGTTCCCATTCACATCAAACCCACAAACTACACAAGGTAGTAACGCGATAGACGTATTAACTCTAGTATCTTTCGATACCGGTTCATTATTCGGAGTATTAGGTAAAAATTATTTATAACATATGTACATTCCAAAACCAGCACTTGAAGATTGTTTAACATCTGAAATCTCTGCTAGTGGTGGAGATGTAATGTATGATTACATTACAGGTTCACAGATTCGTAGAGTTCATTACTTTGGTAATACCACAGGCTCTCATACATTTGAGATATATGAAGGATGTACTGATTCTACGCAATTATTCTTAGTTGGTGGAGGTGGAGCTGGAGGATTTGGTGAAAGAAGAACAGTAGGTTCGGGTCCACCTTATAGTTTAGCAGCACCATCATCTTATATAGGATGTTTAAATACAGCTACACAAACAGCAGGAGGTGGTGGAGCAGGTGGTGTTCTTTTCATTAACCCTAATAGAGAACTAACAGGTTCTCTTGAATTAGTACCTGGTAAATGGCCAATCTACATTGGTGATGGTGGTGGAATGACCTTAACTACTGATGGTACTACAAACGTAAACACACCAGGAGAAGATACAACATTTAGATACGCATATCAATTAGCTAATGATGCAGATATACCAAGTGGTTCTTTATCATCTTCAAGATTTGATTATGATTCAGTCTTGATTAAAGGTGGAGGAGGAGGTTCAGGTGGTAATGTAACTTGGGCAGTAACACTTGCTGCAAGTTGTGGTACTCCTTCAGGTACACCACATTGGCAACAATTCCAAAGTAAAGGAGGAGATGGTGGTTCTGGTGGAGGAGCAGCAAATACATTCTGTGGCGATGGTAATTTATATATAGGAGATAGTGGTTCAGTAGAATTTCCATTTAGAAATCAAGGACACGTTGGAGTTTGGTATAACTCACCATGGGTATCATCACCAACAGTATTATCTGGTAATGGAGGAGGAGGATATAGTGGTTCTACTTCAATTCCACAAGGTGAACAAACTAATGGAGGAAATCCAAAATACGAATCTATTAGAGGATATCAACAATTTTATGGTGTTGGTGGTACTGCACAAGATAGTGATGATTGTGGTACAGCAGGAGTAGTAGAGCCAGGTGATGCTAGAGATTTATTTAATTCAGTTTTTGATTCTGGTTCATCAATGCCTTACTTTAAAGGAAGTGGTGGACAAGCTCATGTATATGATTTTACATCATCAATGACAGATACTTACCAAGAAGATTACTTCAAAGGAACATCAGGTGAAGCAATAATAACATACGCATTAACAGGTTCACAATTAACACAAGGTAAACTACACTACATAGATGGAGGAGCAACAGGTGGTATCTTTACCTTTATACCTTGTGGAGAAGTAAGATTAGAAACCCTAACAGTACCTGCAGGTAAACAAGCTTGTATATGTGCTATGGATACAGGACAAGGTTTATATCGTGGAGGTGATTATAATGATTTGTGGTATGAGTTTGTAGATTTACAACACCCAACTGCATCTGATTACGATTGGAAGCCAGAGAAGATGTTAGACCAATTACCAAGTGGTAGTGGTACTGTAACTTTTACAACAGGTTCGGACTGTAAAAGTTATGTAGAGTTTGAAGGATGGGAAGATTGTGGTTCTTGTAAACAATCAGCACCTGCTGGTATATACATAGGATTCGATATAAGTGGTTCTAGTGGAAGAACTAACCCTCTTCCATACTACAAGTATCCTGATACAACAGTACACTATACATCCTCACAAGATTACATTACATCATCAAGATACAACAACCATGATAGTGAGAGTTACTTCAAAACTCGCTTTGGAGCATTCTCAAATGATTTCGATGATGATATAGCTTATTCTACTTATCTACCTTCTGCATCATTTAGTACATCATACGATGACCAGAATGTAGATTTTACAACAGGTTCAGAATGTTATACAAAGTATGATTGTGACCCATTCGACCCTTCAACAATTACTGCAACTGGTGGTATAGAAGGAACATACCTTAGTGGTTCGGGTATTGGTAATGAGTTTTTCTACAAATATCACATTTTTGAATCATCAGGTTCAACTAACGAAAGAACACAACGTTCATTCCAACAATTAAATGTAAGTAGTGGATTCTCTGATGAAGTAAAAGTATTAGTTATTGGACCAGGTGGGCCAGGTGGAAGAGGTATACCTGATAGTTTAGGTTCTAAACCATACTACTACGGTGGTGGAGGTGGTGGAGGCCAAGTTAAAGAAGCAACGATAAATGGTATCTGTTCTGAATACACATTAAACATTGCACCTGGATTTGCACAACCAAACTTTACCAATCTACCAGATGATTGGCAAGCAGAAGTTGGACAAACTATATTATCTGCATCAGATGGTTCGGTTCACATAACATCAGGTATAGGTGGTAGAGGAGCACAAGGAGATAACTTTGCAGAATACAGTACTAAGACTGGTTGGACTGAAAGAAGTGGTTCAGGTGGTGGTGGAGCTGGTGTAGCTAGTGGATTAGTATCTGGTGGAGTTTCTTATCAATCTAATGATGGTGGATGGGGATTCTTTGGTACAGGTTCTGCTGGTGGAGGTGGAGGTGCTGGTGAAGATGGATTCAATGGAAGTAGTACAGCAACACCAACTGAAGGAGAAGGTGGAGATGGAATCTTATCATACATCTTAGGAGTACAGAAATACTTCGGTGGTGGTGGTGCAGGATACGGACCTCGTGGAGCTGCTGATGGTGGTCTTGGAGGTGGTGCTGATTCTGGTATAGGAAACTCAACCGGCTCATACTATGGAGGTGGTGGTGGAGCTTGGTTAGAACCAAGAGAAACATACACAACACCATGGGGAATAACATATACTTTAAGTGGTAGAGGAGGAGATGGAGCAGTTATCATTAATTACAAATGGAAAGCTAATACATCACCTGTTGATTTTATATCATATAGAGGATTAGCACAATACTATGATATGTACGATTTAGATTCATATGATGGTACAGGTTCTCTTGTTTATAACTTATGGAAGAATGATAATACTGCATCGTTAGAAAACATCACAGGTTGGGAATTTGATACAGATAACTTAGGAAGTGGTTCTTTATTAGTTGTTAGTTCATCAGTACATCCTTATGTAGAAGCAGATGAAGAACAACCAACATCTGAAATAAGTGCAATGGCAGTATGGGAAGTTAACAATCAAACTTACGATAGTGGAGGATTAATACCAATCTTAACAGATGAACAATTTGGTACATCTTCTATTGGTATATACGCTGGTAATGATACTCTATATGGAGAAGCAGTTGTAATTAAAGTAGGTGATAGTATTGTAACAACAGAGAGTGGTTCAGCTGGTGGATTTATACCAAGAGGTGGATTCCACATATCACAGTTCTCTTACAACCAAAATACAAACGAAGTTCTTTGGTATGTAGATGGAGTAAGTGGTTCTGCTACTGTAAATGAAACAATAGATGATAAAGCATTCACACTTAACTTTAACTCATCTTCACTTGATATTGGTTTAGGTAACAACTCAGTATATAACGTAACAGCAATCTATACAGCATCTCTTGATTGGGATGAGATGAGACATAACGATAACTTCTTATACCCAAGATACTAATGGCAATACGAGGTAAACAAAAATCATTAAAGGATGTAGCAAAGGTTTATAAAGATAAATCATTACAAGCTATAAACCCTGGTGTACCTTATAAACAATATAAGACTGGTTCTTCTAAAGCATACAAAACTGGTAACTTATTTTCTAATATTGCATCTTCTAACAGAATATCTAATATCTTTAAAAAAGATAAAAAAACAGATAAGATAGTATTCTCTTTTGATGTAGCTCCAAGAGGTGCAGAATACGGTAAGTATGTACACAATGGTACATGGAAGATGAAGAAGAGACCCTTTGCAGAGATTGCTGCAGAATCACCTGAGTTTAAAGCTGCATTAGATGGATATATAAATACAAACGTAGTTGCTGGTAAGTTAGATGCATTCTTTTCAAACATAGATGAGGAGATGGAAAAGGTAGGTGTTAAGGTAGATACTACATAACATACATTTCTAACTTTATTGGTTATATGTATAAAAACAAGATATAACCCATGCCGGTAACAATACTCAATCATCCAGCAACAGCATCACTAACTGAATCGCCAGTTATGTTTCAGATACAAGATACAACTGATGCTACTACAAGTTCATCTTATCAGATGGTTTGTGATTTATATAGTTGGCAAGGAGATATCGTAACAGATAAACCTTCTTCACCTTCTTATGTATTCAATAAGTTTCCTGTCTCTGATTATCAGAATCAACCAGGTACTATATTTGATTTATCACCAATACTATCATCACAAATGTCAGCATCATTAGCTGATATATACCAAGGTACATTTCTTACTCCTATAACATCACCAAGGTGGTTTACAGCAGAGTTCTATGGTAAGTACTTAGATACAACTACACAGTTGTTCGTAACTACATCACATCAAAGTGTAAGTGGTTGGGATAACTTCGTTGCATTGAATGGATATAACCTATGGGGAGAAAGAACAGGTAATGAAGGTTTAACATCTACTACACCATTTAGTGAATCAGTACAACAATATCCTATACTTAGTTCAATGCCTAATGATGCAACACAAAGTTTAATTAGTACTGATATACCTTATTACTTTTCTACATACAACTTAAAAGATAATAGTACACAAGGCCAAGCTTACTACGCAGAGATACGTTCAGATGTAACTCCTGCAGCTACTGGCTTTACTTTAGTATTAGATACTACTAACTCATATACAACATCTTCAGCTATTGTTACAGAAACAATGATTGAACCTCATATGTTTGCAACTATGTCAGCAGAGGGAGCAGATATTATTACAATTCAAGTAACAGATTCTGCTACAAATCCAATCGGTAATAGATTAGCTATGAGTATAGGTGAATGTAAAAAGAAGTATCCACCTGTAAGGATTGTATTTAAAAACAGATATGGTGCATTCGAACAATTTGAATTTGGCTTAGCTAGTAGGAAAGCATTCTCTACTAATGTTAAATCTTATAAACAGAACGCATTAGAAACACCACTATTTTCAACATACGATACATTTAAAGGAGATAAACTATATTATACAGAAGGAGCAGAAAGTATAACAGTTAATACAGATTATATTGATGAATCTTTTAATGATTTCTTCAAAGGTATGTTAGTTTCAGATGAAATTTATTTGGTAACTGCGAAGCCAGAAGAAGAACAGTTTGAAGATGGTTTATTAGCAACCTTCTTACCACTTGTATTAACAAACAACACAGTACAATTTAAAACAGGCGTTGTTGATAAGTTAATACAATATACGTTCGATTTTAGATTCTCAACACCTTATAAATTAACCTTGTAATGACAAACTATTTTTTTAGAGTAATAGCAAATGGAGTAGAGTTAGATACTTTTAAGGATGAAGAAGTTCTTGTATCTAATAATGCAACTGGTTTGTTTGATATAGATAAGTTACCATCTGATTTTACAAGAGATTTAAGTTTACCTGGCTCTAAGAAAAATAATGATTTCTTTCAACACGCATACGATATTAACATTGATACACCTTTCTTGTTTCAAGAATCAACAAAAGTAGAGTGTTACATTGAGATAAGTGGATATCTACTTGTACAAGGATATCTACAATTAAATTCTGTTAATACAGTTAACAATCAAGTAGATTCATATGATATATCTTTGTATGGTTCTCTTTCAGATTTCTCAAGAGATTTACAAGCAAACTTATTAACAGATATTGGTGGTTTAGATATATACAATCACACTGCATCTTATGCTAACGTTAGTGATTCGTGGGATAAAAACTTATTCAATGGTGATATTGTATATCCACTTGCAGATTATGGTAAAGGATTCTTTTATCAATCAGCTGCAGAGCCTGGTCAATATGGTATAGATACAAGAAATGGAAGTATAAGTACACAAGATTTTAAACCTGCTATTAGAGTAGTAAAAGTATTAGATAAGATATTCGAAGAATTTGGTTATACCTACACAAGTACATTCTTTGAACAATCTCAATTTGATAACTTCTACATGCTTTGTGATAGAGGTAAACAATATCCTATCTTTGATGATGTAGATTTAGAAAACTATGGTAAGGTTGCAATCAAACCTACTTCTGGTTCAACATCTGATATAGTACTTAATACATCTACCTATACACAATTAGAATTTGATAACATAGAATCAGACCCATCATTTACAATGGCTAGTGGTTCTGTGTATCAGTTAGCTCAAAAAGATATACTTAGCGGTACGATTAAATTACAGATGTTTATATCGGGTTCATCAACAGGCTCTATTGGACATCCACAATTAGATATTGCTCTTGTTAGTGGTAGTAGTACCTATGGAATGGAGGTAGATGAAATCAATAAATACCTAAGAGAAACGTATTCACAATTACAAGCGATAGGAGAAAAATCTTATACCTTACAAGAAACATGGGTAAGTGAAGCTGCTACAACTATGAAAGAAGGAGATTATGAGTTTAAAGCAAGATATAGTATTACAGGTTCAGGTGATTTTAATATAACGATAGCAAAGGATGGCAATACAGAATCAGAAATAAAAGTAGAAGAATTACGATTTGCAGCTGATAACAGAATCATGGAAATTCCACAGAATATGCCTTTTGGTGAAAATGGTATAACTTGCTTGGATTTTATTAAAGGATTACAAAAGAAGTTTAATCTTGTTATTACACCATCAAAGGTAAACGTAAATCAGTTTGAAATAGAAACATTCAACGATTGGTATAAGGCTGGTGATGTTAAAGATTTAACTCAATTCATTAAGATGGATGAGAATATAGCAGTATCTCCTGCTAACACATTAGCAGTCAATGAGTTAGAGTTTACTGATACACTTGGTAAAGATTATCTTGCAAGAAACTTTAATGATACAAACCAAAGAAAGTATGGAGCTAGTATCTTTAGAGATTCAGAGAATCAATTCTCACAAGGTAAGATAGATGTAACATCTGTATTTTCTTCAGGTCCTTTACGATATATAGACGGTACAGGTGGTACTGGTACTGGTTCTACTTTAGGATACGCACAAATTATTACTTATAACAACAACAGATTCTCTATATGTAGTTCAGATAGATTCGCAGGTACTGCTTACATTGCTTCTAGTAGAGGATATTTAGCGTTAGGTGATGTACTGTATTGGGATATAAATCTTACGTTACCTCTAAGATATTACTTCTTAGTTAGAGATGATACAAATGGACAGATTTGGATATTAAACACATCAACAGGACAAATACAAGGGGTGAGTTCACCCTGTTAGAATTATGGCACAAGGATTATACATACCAACTTTTATAGCAAACGAGAACTTTGACCCTGCGGTTATAAATCCTCGTGTATTTTATTATAATGGGTTAAAAACAATAGACCCTTCACCTGTATTTGCGAGTATGGATTCAAGTAGATTCTCTACATCATATAATAGGCCAGGTGAATTTCCTTACTTTGACCATTACAGTAGTGGTTCAACAGATGAGACACCTGATGAAGGTTCTGATTCTTTATTGTTCTTTAACGAAGAAACAGCATATGGTACATTACCAACAAATACATTATACACAGAATATTGGCAAACTTATATAGAGTTACTATATAATCCTAAGACTAGATTTATAGAGTGTCAAGCAAACTTACCGTTTGCTTTATATACGGATTTTAAATTAAATGATATTGTTCTATTTAAAGGTTCACACTTTCATTTAAGAGCAATAAATGATTACAATTTAAAAACAGGTGATTGTAAGTTAGAGTTATTAGGTCCAATCATAAAGGATAGTTTAGATTAAAATTGTTATAAAGTTATGATAAAGAACATAATTGACTTATTAAAAATGAATGATTTATATTCACTTTCAAAAGATGTGGATACTGCTAAAGGTAAGTATCAGATACCACACGATTGGAGTGAAGTTAAAAATCTATTTAAGAGATTATAATGGCAGACAATACTACTACATACAGAGCGGTTGTTGATGTTGATACTAAAGGTACTGATTCTTTAGATAAATTAAATCAATCATTAGATGATACCATCGAAGGATTTGTTGATTTTGAAGAAACTATATCTAAGACACGTAAAGCATTACAGAAAGCAAAATTAGATGGCGATAAGGTTGAGTTCAAAAGATTAAGAAAAGAACTTAACGGATTAGAAAGACAATTTGAAGATACAGAGATACAATCTCGTAGGTTCTCTGATGCTTTAGCAGAACAGCCAGGTATCGTTGGACTTGTTGGTGGTTCTTTAAAAGGATTAGATGGTGGTTTAAAAGTACTAGCAGCTAACCCAATAATTGCAGTAGTAACTTTATTAGCAGGTTTATTCCTTGCATTTAAAGAATCCTTAAGTAAAACAGCAGAAGGGCAAGAGGTTCTTAACAGAATGGGTGAGGCATTCGGTAAGATAATGGGACCTGTCTTTGCACTAATCGAAGCCGTTGCCTTACCTATATTTGAAAAGTTTGCTGAGTTATTAGAGTATGTTGCAGAAGGATTTAACAAGTTTGCTAAGTTCTTAGGTATTGCACAAAATAAGATTGATGAAGCATCTCGTGCTAGTTCTGAATCACTTCAGAAAGCGTTTGATGAAGAACAAGCTAGACAAGCTGAAGCAACTAAGAAACAAGAAGAAGAAACTCAGAAAAGAATAGATGAAGAGAAGAGAGAAGCAGAAGAAAGAAAGAAAATATTAGAACAAGCAGCAAAAGAAAGAGCAGCACTTATAGCAGAAGCTCAAAAGATTATAGATGATGCTGAACTTGCACTAATGGATGATAGAGCAAGAGAACTTCTGTTAAGAGAAAGAGAATACCAAAAAGAGTTAAAGACATTAAAAGAAGCTGGTATAGAAGATTTAACATCATTCGAAGAACAATACAGAATATCTTTAGCAGAAATAAATAAGAAGTATGATGATGCAGCAATTGCTCAAACAGAAGCAAAGTTAGCTAAAGAGAAAGAGTTAAAAGATACTGCTACACAAGAAGAGTTAGATAGATTAGCTAAGATAGCAGAAGCAGAAGAGATACAAAGACAAGAAGATGCTAATTCTTTATTTGCAGAATATGATTTAAAGGTTGCTACTAATCAGGCTACCTTCCAAGATGAACTTAATCTATTTGACCAAACTCGTCAATTAGAAAGACAATCAATGGTAGCTCAACAAGCATCAGCACAAGCTTTAGTTGCATTTGATAAACAAACTGCCGCAGCAAGAATACAAATAGAGAGAATGCAACAAGAAACCAAACTCGCTATTATATCTGATGCACTTGGTCAGATAGCAGAAGCAGTTGGTAAAGAAACAGTAGCAGGTAAAGCCTTAGCAATATCACAAGCCCTAATCAATACATACATTGGTGCTACTAAAGCACTTGCAACATACCCACCACCATTCGGTGCAATTGCTGCAGGTACTGTAATTGCTGCAGGTTTATTACAAGTAAACGCAATTAGAAAACAAAAGATACCACCAATACCTAAACCAGGTGGAGGTTCGATATCAGCAGGTGGTGGAGGAGATTCTACATTTGTAGCACCAACGGCACCTACAACATCATTCCAAGCACCATCAATACAAACGTTACCTGATGGAGCAAATACAGGAGCACAGATAGGTGAATCTATTGCAGCTGCAACACAAAGACCAATTAGAGCATATGTTGTATCATCTGATATCTCATCTAAACAAGCATTTGATAGAAGAACAACAGCAGCATCAACACTATAAATGAACAAAAGATTGTTAATAAGATATGGAACTATTTGAATTAAAAATTGATGATGAACTTTTAGATGAAGTTTTTGCTATTAGTTTGGTTTCTGAACCAGCGATAGAAAGTAACTTTGTATTCTTTGATAAAGAGAAAGTTCAATTTCAAAAAATAGATAACGAAAAGAGAATCGTAGCAGGACCTGTATTGATTCCAAACAAAAAGATTCTTCGTATAGATGGAGAGGGTAAACCTTATGAGGTATTCTTCTCACCCGAGACGGTAGAGAAACTAGCCCAAAACTATCTAAAAAGAAGATATACAAACAAAACAACCCTTGAACACAATAGTGATGTTGAAAATGTATCACTTGTTGAATCATGGATTAAAACAACTAAGTTAGATAAATCAAATGGTTTAGGTTTAAATTTACCAGTTGGTTCTTGGGTAGGTATGTTTAAAGTTAACAATGATGAGATATGGGAAGAATACGTTAAGAGTGGCTCTGTGAAGGGATTTAGTATTGAAGGACTGTTTACACATGATTTAGTTAAAGCTTCAAGAGAAGAACTCCTATCCATTCAGGAAGAGGAAGCAGAGTACTTACTTAACAAGATACGTGCTTTAATCAAAGAAGATAACAGATACTCAGATAATAAGAGAGTAGATATGGAATCTTACTCAGATTATGGACAATCTATAAAGAACAATGCTAAGAGAGGTATTGAACTAAACGAGAAACAAAACAACAAGTGCGGCACACAGGTGGGCAAGGTTAGAGCGCAGCAATTGGCAAAGGGAGAACCTATCTCTGTTGAAACTATCAAAAGAATGCACAGTTATTTATCTCGTGCAGAAACTTACTACGACCCGAGTACAACAACCGAATGTGGAACTATCTCATATCTGTTATGGGGTGGGAAATCGGCGTTGAGTTGGTCAAGAAACAAGTTAAGAGAATTAGGTTTGTTGGAAGAGAACTCTTTAGAACAACCATCAGTAACATCTACATATCCTGGTGAGGTTGCTAGTGGTTCTATATCAGAAGCAATAGAGACAGGATACGCAACAAAGAAAGAAGAGTTAGATTATCCAAGAAGGATTTTATTTCCTGAAAAAGAGATGGCTGAACAATATGCTACTCTAATTGGATGTCAAGGTTCACATGAACATAAAGCAGATGATGGTAACACATATTGGATGCCATGTCTCAAACATCCAGAAAATGAATAACATGGATAATAAGATATCATGGATTAGTGGGTTTACACTCACATCAATATGGACAATGCCACTATTTGAAATGGGTATGGCTTTACTATTAGGAATCATTGGTGGTTTCGGTGGTATGATTGGTAAATGGGTTTGGAATAAGATAAATAAGAAATGAATAATACACACCAAAGAACTAACAGTAAACTATATGAGTTTAGAAGTAGAGAGTTTATCTCACTATCTGAACTTAAAGATAAAGTTATGACTTGGTTTAAACCTTATAAACTTTATACAAAGAAGTTAAGTGGTGCAAATAGATACTATTCAGAAGCTTATACTGTAAATGGACCAAGTGGTAGAGCAGTATATAACTATCAAGCTAAAGGATACATGATTGTATTTGATGTTAAGAAAGCTGCATATAGAACAATCGTTTGGAAGAACGTAGAGAAGATAACAGATATTAACGAAGATAGAACGTTTTACGTTAGATAATATGCCAGTAAATATAAAACCAGGTGAGATGGAAAAAGAGTTTATATCGAGATGTATCGGTATAGAAACTGAGTATGGTAAATCACAAGAACAAGCAACAGCCATATGTTATAGTATATGGGAAGGAAAAGAAACTATGAAATCAACAACAGATAAAGTAATCGCAAAGATAAACAGAATAAACTTATTAGACCCTAATCCTTGCCAAGAAGGTTGGATTGCATATGGTACAAAGATAAAGAATGGTAGAGAAGTACCTAACTGTATTCCTAAAGATTAATATATTGTTTTACATCCCAATTTTGTAATACTCTATCCCAAGATAAGTTTACTGATATTCCTTCTAAATCTGTTTTCTTTGCTTTAAAAGAGCCTTTTAGAATTTCTTCTATCCATTGTTCAAATTGATTTCTATCATCATATAGGTAAGGATAATTCTCACCAACCATTTCTTCATAACATAATCCTTTCGGTAAAAGATAAGGAACGTTTACAGATAACCCATCAGTTGCACTCATACTCCAAGCAGAGTATTTCTTGAATGTTCCTATACCAAAGTGAGCTTTACTAATGTTTTGTAAATACTCATCTCTATCTACTGCTTTAGCAGATACTACATAAGGTTTATCTATCTGTGAGTTGGATGTATATACTTGAAACTTATATCCTTTATCCCACATAGTATCCATAAACTTAAAGAAGTATTCTCCGCCTGTGTATTCGTTTATTCTATGGTTAAATAAGAACGTAGGTATATCATTCTTTTGTTTGTAATCCTCAAATGAATTCATACCAAGATACCAAGGTTGTATAATCTTCTTTAACTTATCTATTATATCCTTATTGAATATCTCTCCGGCTCTCTCTAACACCTTATCTTTTACCCATTGAGAGTTAACACCACAAACTTCCATTTGTAGAATACCATTGATGTTATCAACAAAAGAATTAAACTGATAACCACCATTATCTTTAATCTCCCACCAATGTGAGTAACCTATCACAGGCTGAAATGGTGTGTATCTTCTATTGATTAAAACTTGATTAGTCCATTCGGGTAGATGAGACCATATTAAGTTTATAGTTTCTTCACCTAATATTCTTTTAAAGAACTTCTGTGGGAATTGTGTTCTCATTGTTTGTGGGAATGTAGATAAAGGACCCATATCTCTTAAATCTACATTTGGTAGAGAAGCTAAGGATGTTGGTATGTTACCACTTGGATAAGGTATTATAAATCTAACATCATATAACATAGAGTTAGATATAAACTCTCTCATTACTAATACAAACGAATCGGCATTGATATTCTTATCACTCCCAAAGTGTGTATAGTTAGGAATGATAAGAACTGTTTTAGTGTAGTTGGGTGAATCCCAAAATTGATTACTCATTTTCTAAATTGTTATTGTTAATTAAATTAACACATTCCTTAAGGCTTAGATAACCTGTTTTAAACAAATCCACGTGCATAAACTGCTTGTGTACTAATTTACCATCTTTGAAGATGTGTAGTTCGTTATGGTCAACATAATATGGTTTGAACTCATAAGTTGTTTCGTTGAATTGTAATTTCATCATAATGTTTATATTTTATTGTTATTAATTTACTCTGTAAATATACGAAATATTTTTGATATATCCAAATTTTTTGGTAATTATTTTTGAAATATTTTTTTGGTTAATCATATAATTTAACTGTTTACTATGTAAAGATACGAAAAATATTTGAATTATCCAAATTATTTAATGATTGTTTTTCTTTTATACATTACTAAACAAATTAAATATTATTTGTTATATGTTTATATAGGTACAGGATTTTGCCATTTTGTATCCAACTATATTATATACCTTTCAAAAGCCACCTATTGACATAACGGGTGGCTTTTTTTTTATTTATACATTTTTTTTACGTTTCGGAAAAAACTCTATACTTATATATATAGAAGTAAATACGAAATGTATGTCAAAGAAAGTTATCAAATTATTTGGTAGTTTAAAAAATATTTCGTATATTTGTACAAATAAAGAAAGGATTATAATATGAAAAAACAAACAAATGGTAAAGACCCGGCTGTATTACTATATACACAGGACTTTATAGTAGGTACTCTTACAATGACTGATGAACAACGAGGCAAATACATTATACTATTATGTTACCAACATCAGAAACAAAACAAACTTACACTTAATGATTTAAAATTAGCTGATGGAGATGAAACTATATTAGAAAAGTTTCCTCTACATTCTGATGGTTATTACTACAATGATAGGATGGCTATGGAAATAGAGAATAGAAAGATTAGAACTGATGCAAGTAGAAATAATGGTAAGTTAGGTGGTAGACCTAAAACCCAAAATAAACCTATGGGTTCTAATTTGGTTAACCTAAAAGAAACCAAAAGTAAACCTAAAGGTAAACCTAAACAAAACCTTACTGGAACTGGAACTGGAAATGAAAATGCAATTGCGTCTGGAAGTGCAAATGTAAGTTATAAACTAGTAGATAAAATGTTTGATAAACTATTAGATGTAACTACATTCAATCAAGGATACTCAGACCTGTTAGAAGATTTTGGTACTATTGATAAAGCATTAGAAGTATATACAGATGATGTATCAGTAAAAAATAATTGGATAAGAACAATTAATAATAAATTAGATATACTAACATGAGCAAAGAACAAGTAGAACAACACGAAGAAAGATTAAGAGCAGAATTTAAAGATTTAATGAAATCAGGCAAATCTGAAGTTAAGAAATTAATTGCAGAAGCAGAAGATTATCTGTTAGAGATATCATCACCTGAAGGATATGAAGAATCAGCTCTTATAGCACTAAGAGAAGTGAAAGAAAATAAAAGAATGTATTTTCAACACTATTCACTTATTAAACAATTCTGTGATTTCCAACGTAAGTTGAACAAGAAAGATACAGATGATGATTTTATATTATTATAAATGAGCAGAAGAGAAGAAATAATATCAGGCTTAGAAGCACTACTGAAAGAATCTAAAGCAGCAGAAGCTAAGATAGAATTTTCTTATGAAGTAGATAGAATAAAAAAGAGACTAACCAAGTTAGAAGAAGAAATTGAAAACATCAAAAGAACAAATAACAAAACTTGAGGAAGAGCAAAGAGCTCAATTAACCTTAGCACAATCAGGTCAAGATGAATATGCATGGACAAGATACAGACAACTCACAGAACTTCTTAGAACACTTCGCACCTAATGATAGTATGATATCATACCTTAAGTTGAGAAAGTTCGTTATACATCAGATAAATGAGTATGAGAAGGTACAAAGAGGTATTGAAGAGAATGCACTATACTATGTTTTCAATGAACCTGAAACAATAAAAGATTATAAGATGTTATCAGAAAAAATAGAAGAATGGCAATGGTTCTTAGATAACATATTAGATGATGATTTTAAAATAAACGCAATAACACTATGATAACAATAGAAGGGTATAACAAATATAAAATAACAAGAGAAGGTGAGGTCTACTCATCTATGTGGGGAAAGCCAAAGGTATTGAAACCACAGAAAGCATCACAAAGTAAAAAAGGATATTATCAAGTAAGATTATTTAATAAAGAATATAAAAGAGGTAAATTACAATACATTCATAGATTAGTATATGAAACCTTTGTTGGTAAGATACCTGAAGGAAACGAGATAGACCATGTAGATGGTGATACATCCAATAACTCAGTAGATAACTTACAGATACTAACTCCAAGAAATAATAAAACCAAGTATTACAAAGGTAAAGATATACATTGGAGAGAATACAGAGATGAGTTTATTGAACATTATAAGAAGTTAGGTACATATAAGAAAGTTGCTGAGGTTTATGGTATTAATTCTAACATTGTATTTAGAGTTATAAAAGATATAATGCATAAAATAGATTGGAGTGGTGGTGAACGTAAGTTTCATACAGTAAGATACAATCCAACATTTAACGATTATTATACAGATACTAACTTTAGAAGTTTAAAAAATAAATACAAAAACAGAAAAAGAGATGAAAAAGGTAGATTTATGTAAAATTAAATTAGGCTCTTGGTTAAGAGTACTAATCAACATCGTAACTTTAGGAACAGGAAAGTATATAGCAACTTGGATAGCAGTTGATTTGTTCAACTTTGAATCTTGTGGTTGTTGTGAAAGAGAACAATGGTTAAACAGATTAACTTGCAAAACCTTTAATGGTGATTGCGATAAAATAAAACTTTGGTAGATATGACACAATTTGATAGAGATAGATTCACAGAAGAAGAAGTTTCAGAGATGAAAGAAGTTATAGAGAATGTAGGTAACCATTTATCCACAGAAGTAGCAGGATGGGTATGGAGTAAATACACTAAGATAATCAACGAGCAAGAAAAGAAACCATGTATGTGTGGAAAATCAGCACAACATTGGAGAAGAGCAGTTGAAACTATAAGAGCTTTTGTTAAAGATTGGTATGTATAGTGGTTCTTTAGAATTAGAGATACAAACAAGATTAGGAGTACTGTTTACCAAACACGATGATTGGTTACAAGCAGTATCTTATAACCTTGCTAATAACAAATCAGTATCAGAAGATTTGGTACAAGATTTATATCTTTATCTTGCTGAAAAGAAGAACCCTAAGTTATTCTTTCAAGATTCTTTTAATCTTTTATATTGCCATAACTTTCTACGTTCTCGTTGGATAAACTTGGTAAAGAGAGAAAACAAAAAGGTATATCCGCAGAAGTGGAGAGATGCAGAAGATATTCCATATGATACAGAATCAGATAAAAACAACCAAGAGTTATTTGAGTTAATCAAAAAAGAGATAAAACAACTACAAGGAACCTCTATGTGGTCATCAGCTAAGATATATGAGCTATATACCTTTAGTGATAAGACAATGGAAGAACTATCAGGAGATATAGGAATATCAAAATCAACTACCTTTCTAAACGTAAAGAAGATAAAACAACATTTAAAAAATAAGTTTAACGATAAATACAATAAATAATGGCAAATAAAGGAAAGTCTCTAATATCAACCGTTAACGAAGATATGTTATTAGAAAACAAATACTACGAAAGATATAATAAACAAAAACAAAAGATAAAAGATAAGTACCCTGAAGATTTGTGGTACAGACCAATCGGTGAAGCAAGAAATAGAAAATTAAATTATAACAATCATCACCTTTGGCAAAAATACATTACAGAAATATCTGAATTAATGTTAAAACCCAATGGTTGGTATCAGAAGTTTGTATGGGATACTTACTCTGATTCTGATAAAGCTAAGATGGAAGTAAGAGCAAGAGGATTAGGTTGGGGTAAGAATAGTTAATATATACATATATACAATGAGTAAATCAAAAGTAAAAGTAAAGGTAAGAAACGCACAAATTAATAAAGCACTAAAACTTTTTAAACGTTTAGTAAAAGAATCAGAACACATACAAGAATTTAAGGATAGGAGAGAGTATGTGAAACCAACAACAAGAAGAAGAAAGAAAAGACAAGAGGCAATACGGTTAAACCAAAAGTTGTTACAAGAACTACGAGAAGAAGATAAACATCATTAGAAGTGAAGAAGTTTAAGGGTACATACAGGCCTTTACCTAATGAAGTAACTGTAAAACAATCTAATACAGATGGATTAGGGTTATTTGCAACAGAAGAGATAAACGATAACCATTCATTTGGTATAACGCATCATTGGATAGAAGATGAGTTAATTAGAACGCCATTAGGAGGTTTTGTAAATCATTCAGATAATCCTAATTGTATAATAAAAGAAGGTTTGACAATAAGAACCTTGTATAGTATTAGAAAGATAAGTGAAGGAGAAGAGATATTAGTTCAATACACTCTTTACTAATATATTCGTATATACTTGTTATATGATTAAATAACATACGTTAACATGCCATTTCAAAAAGGAAACAAATTAGGTAAGGGTAGACCAGCAGGTAAGTTAAACCGTTCAACAGAACAGGCTAAACTAACTATTGCTAGAGTTGCTAATCAAGGGTTAAATAATATCTCAGAAGATTTAGAGAAGATTAGAAAAGAAAATCCTGCAGAAGCTGCTAAACTTTATATGAGATTGTTAGAGTACGTTGTACCTAAACAGAAATCGGTAGAGATGAGAGCAGAGATAGACCAGCGTATCCAACAAATTACAGTTAACATAAACAGAAGCGGTAGTGAAGATAACGATTGATACAACTATAACATTTGATAACCTTCTAAACTCACAGAAGAGAATCACTCAACACATTGGTGGTACGAGAAGTGGAAAGACTTACGCTATACTCCAATGGTTGATTGTAAGAGCATTACAAGAAAGATTAGATATAACTGTGGTAAGAAGAACCGTTCCTTCTCTTAAACGTTCTGTTATAAAGGATTTCAAAGATATACTGACCAATCTTGATATTTGGGAGACTGAGAGATATAACATCTCTGATAGGATATTTTCATTTGCGAATGGTTCTACCTTATCGTTTATCAATACAGATGATCCTGAGAAGCTGAGAGGTGTTAAATCAGATGTTTTGTTTATAGATGAAGCATCAGAGATAGATGAAGAATCATACTTCCAACTTTCTATTCGTTGTACAGGCAATATAGTCTTAGCTTATAACCCAACTGTTTCACCTTACCATTGGTTAAGAGAACAAGATGATGTAGAAAGATTTACAACTACCTTTAAAGATAATCCTTATCTACCTCAAGAGATGATAAAGGCTATTGAAGAGTTAGAGTTTAAGAATCCTAAGTATTGGTTAATCTATGGTAAAGGTGAGTTTGCTCCTAACGATAAATCAATCTTTAGTTTCCAAATAGTAGATGAGAACCCAATAGAAGAATTGATAGCATTAGGTATGGACTTTGGATTCTCTAATGACCCAACTGCTATTGTAGCAGTACACAAGAAGGGAGATATGTTATACGTTAGAGAATTACTATATGAAAAAGGTATGGTAACAAAAGATATCATAAATAAACTTGATGAACTAAATGTTGGTAATACAGAGATATGGGCAGATAGTGCAGAGCCTCGATTAATAGAAGAGATATATAGAAGTGGATTTAATATAAAGCCAGTTAAGAAAGGTCCTGATTCTATTAAGTTTGGTATAGGTGTATTACAGAACTATGGTATATGCGTACCAAGAAGCTCACAAAATCTTATTAACGAACTTTACTCTTATCAATGGGCAACTGATAAATACGGAATAGCATTGGATAAGCCAGAGGGAGGATTAGACCACTTGATAGATTCTATGAGATATGTAGCGATGAGTAGGTTATCAATCAAAGCAGAGAACAAAGGTAAATACACACTAACATTTAAGTAATGAATAAAGAGATACCAGAAGAGTTTAAAACAAAAGATAGAGAAGAGTTATACATGGATATTATTATGTTATCCAATTATGTTAACAAACTTAAGAATGAGCTATTAGATGTAAAAGCTAAGCTTTCTTTAAAGAAAGGTGAGATGATAAATAAAAGAAGTGAGAACTTTAAATTAAAATCAGAGTTAGGTTATCAAGCCATTACAATAAACAAGATGAAAGAAGATAAGGATAATATAATAGATATAAACTATGAAGAAACAAATAGAGATAACAGTACCACATGATTTTAGTGCAATAACACTAAAACAATATATTCAATTCCAAAAGGATATGGATACTCACGAAGGTGATACAGAAGCACAAGATGCATTCTTGGTGTATAACCTAACAGGTATGACGCCTGATATGATTAAAGAATTAGATGGTAATACTATATCAAACATCAGAAAAGATTTAACTAAGTTATTACAAAAGACAGATTATCCTTTACAACGTAATATAACATTAGAAGGAGTTGAGTATGGGTTCGAACCTAATCTATCTCAGATGCCATACGGAGCATACTTAGATATCTCTAAGTTTGAGAACATACAACTGAATGATGACTGGCCAACTATCTTATCTATCTTATACAGACCTGTAAAGAAGAAGAAAGGAGCTCTATACGAAGTAGAACAATACAACGGAGTAGAACCATGGGATGAAGATAAATGGTGGGAAGTGGGAATGGATTTTCACTTTGGTTGTTTTTTTTTCTTCATTCGTTTGTACAAGGACTTAGTGAAAGGTACCCTGAACTCTTTGAAGAACCAGGCGGAGATATCACCCAACATCAAATCAATTTTGGAAGAAAGTGGGGAAGCTATTCAACAGTTGTCCAACTTGCAGGAGAAGATATCTTAAGATTTGATGCAGTAACTCAACATCCTTTAGAGCAGTGTTTACTATATCTTGCTTATCAATCAGATAAATCTCTGATGGAATCTCTTATTCATAAAGAACAACTTAACAAATATAAACCTCGTTAGGATTGTTATAGGTATAAAAGATTAATGTCATATTCAAGGAAACTTAGAAAACACAGAGCAACTGGCCTTTATATAGGACCTACTCAAGGATTATCTTCTCCGAAGAATTCTCGTAGAGGTTGTTTATGTTTAAATGCTAATACCTACTCAGTTGAGTGTTGTGATGGAGCTCTTATCAGTCAAGGTATTGGTAGGATTAACGCATTACCAAAAGTAGAAACAGGAGCTTTCTCAAGTGGTTTCTCAAGTGGATTTGATATTTTATTAACAACAGATTAAATAGAGAAAAAAGATATGAGTCAATTAGATAGAGAAGGATTAATATCACAGAGTAACGCTCTGTTTCCTAATAATACAGCACAAGAGATAACCCCAAATGATATAAGACAGTTTGATTTAGATGTAATTGATTCTTTTGCACTTACTGGCTCATTAGTAGTATCAGCATCTTACGCAGTATCAGCATCACAAGCAGAGAACGCAAACACATCAATTAGTGCATCACACGCATTACATAGTGATACTACACAAGAAGTAATAATCAACGTAAAGAATACATCAGGTGTTGAATTAGTAAAAGGTACACCAGTATATGCAACAGGCGTGACTGGAGATAACATAAACATTGCTAGTGCTAGTAATGATTCATCTAATACAATGCCAGCAATCGCAGTATTAGGAGAAACTCTTACAAATAACCAAAGTGGTGTAGGAGTTGTAAGTGGTAAAATTATCGGTGTTGATACCGATGGATTTACTGCAGGTAAAAACATTTATGTAAATACTAATGGTGATTATACTCAAACTAAACCAACAGGTACTAAACTTATACAGAACATTGGTGTAGTTGGTAAAGTAAATGCAAGTGAAGGAGAGATAGTAATACAAGGTAGTGGTAGAAGTAATGATTTACCAAACATACAAGATGGATATCTATGGGTAGGAGATGGTAGTGGTGTACCACAAGCAGTAGCAACTTCATCTATTGTAACAGATGTAGATACAGGCTCACTTGCTACAACAGGTTCGAATACATTCAATGGTAACCAAACTATAAGTGGTTCATTAAACGTACAAGATACCAACGCTCCAATGACTGGTATTAGTTTAACTAATGCATTAGGTACAGGTAAGGTACAAATCATACCAGGAGGAGATTTTGTAACTACATTTAACGAAGCATCTCTTACAGGTATCGATACCTATGCTGGAAGTACATTAAGTGGTTCATGGGGAGAAGTTGGAGATATAACTGGCGCTGGAATAGGAATACAAAACGCTCTCCTTGATGGAGGAAATCAAGGTATTTACTTATCACATGGTAATTATGATGCATGGGTTTCTGCACCCAATGGAACTACTGCAATAAAAGGTGATACAATTACACTAACACCTTCATCATCTGCAGCTACATCCGTACAATTAGCTGGTGATGTAACTTTTAATGATGAATTAATTGCAAAAGAAAACATACAAGTACTTAACCCATCAGGTAACCCTTACATTAGAATTGGTAATACCACACAACAATATCAGTTTGCAGGGATGGAAGTCTATACAAATAGAACTATAAATCCAGGTAATCAATACGCAGGATTTACTGTATTTGATACTGGTAATAGTATGAACGGTGGTATTAACATAAACACTTACACAGGTGTAGATGGTTCTAATCCTGTATTCCAACTATTTGGTGGTGGAGGTGGTGGTGGTGCTGGCCAAACTATCTTAGCAGCTAAAGATGATTCAACAGTAGAGTTCCTTAAGTACAATAAGTTTAACAACACAACTGAGTTTAACAACAATGTAATCGGTAACGGACCTTCTGAATTTAAACAGAAAATGCAAGTTAACACTTCAAATAATCCATCACCAGGTAATATCTTTGAAGTAACTCACACAGGTACTCCAGCATATCAAGTAGCTAACTCAGCTCTTGCAGGTATAACAGGCTTAGAGATTATTAATGATATGCAACATGGTGATTTTATAGTTAATAACGCTAGTGGTAGTAGGATAAAAGTATATGAACAAAGTAGAGGAACTGCTGCAGGAAGAGATGTAGAAATTAATGGTTCTACACTTATTGGTGGTGCTAATAGTGATGTAACGATATCAGCTGGAACAAGTGGTAGAACCCTTTTACTTTCAGGTAGTAATGTAACACTAGAATCAGGTACTCCAATGAATATTAATTCTGCAGTTACCTTTAATGGAGCAATGTTGGTAAACTCAGCAATATATCAAGGACAAGATACCTTAGGATATCCTTCAGGTTCTATTACTAATCAATATGATTACTTTTTTGTTCCATTAACTCCACTTGTAACAAAAGTAAATGTAGATTCATTCTTAGGAGAAGGTAGAACAGTTAACTTATTAGTAGAACAAACCTCAGGTACTGGTTTAGTTGAATTACAATATAGTGGTGGACCTACTGGTACAACACAACTATTTGGTCCATCAGCTGCAGTAAGTGGTTCATTCCTTACACCATCAACAACTCCAGGAAGTTATACAGCCTTTGAGTTAAAAGCTTATAATAAAGGAGGTTCACCAGCAAATATAATTGTAGTTACTAACTATGAACCAAACTTAGTTATAGGTGATATAACGCAGTGGAGAAATTAAAATTAATATAAACCCAACCTTATTTGTTATAAGGTTAAATCTAAAAACAGAGATATAATTATGGAATCAAACACAGTATTAGGAAAGATAATGACTCTTCTCTCAGTTAAACCAACTGAAGAGGTGAAATTAACTTTTGCAAAACTAGCTGATGGTACTATATTAGAATCTCCAACTTTCGATGTAGGTGAATCTGTTGAGGTAGTTTCAGAAGATGGAACTAAAACAGCAGCACCAGATGGAGAACACGAATTAGAACTTACTGGTGCTGAAGGTGAGACTGTTCGTTTCAAAATCTTTACGGAGGGAGGTGTCATCACAGAGCGTGAAAACGTTGAACTGGAAGAGACTGGAGACGAAGAGAAAGAACTATCAGAAGAAACTATTAAAGTTGATAATGACATCCCACAAGCTTTAGAAAAGGAAGAAGAGGAGCTAATCGATATCGAAGAGCCAACCGAAGAAGCCGATTTAGAAGAAGGTGAAGATGTTGATGAAACAATCAACTTAGAAGATGTTGCAAAAAAAGTAGAGGATATGGCTTATCGTATTGATGAGTTAGAAAAGAAACTTGAAGCAGCAGAAGAAGAAACTAAGGAAGAAGAAATGGAAGAAGAGGAAGAGAAAGAAGTTGAAGCTAAGAAACTTGATGGTGCACCAGTTGAGGCATCTAAGTTTTCTAAAGCTAATTCTAAAAAACTCGCTCCTAACTATCATTCATCTGTTCTTTCAAGAATGTATAACAATTAATTAGAGATTAAAAAAATGAGAAAAAAAGAAAACCTTTCGTTGCCAACTGTAACCTCAACTTATGCTGGAGAAGCAAGTTCTGATTACATAGCAGCAGCCTTGTTAAGTGCAAAGACACTTGACCAAGGAAACGTAGAGATTCACCCTAATGTAAAATACAAAGAGGTGATTCAAAAACTTGATGTAGCTGGTATCGTACAAGATGCATCATGTGATTTCGCAACATCAGGATCAGTTGCGATTACAGAAACTATACTTGAGCCAAAAGAGCTACAAGTTAACCTGGAATTGTGTAAGCAAAATTTCCTTGATTCATGGGAAGCGGTATCTATGGGATACTCTGCATTCGATGAAATCCCAAGAAACTTTACTGATTACCTAATTTCTTACGTTGGTGGTAAAGTAGCAGAAGCTACTGAACAATCAATTTGGGATGGTGCAATCGGAAACGGTTCATTCTTAGGATTTGAAGAAAGAATTACTGCATCAACTGGCGCAGCTGCATTTAAACCTGCACAATCAGGTTCAGTTGATAGACCAAACGGAACAGTAGATAAAGATAACGTAGTACAAATCCTTACTGAAGTAGTAGATGCAATTCCATCAGCTGTATATGGTAAAGAAGATACTGTAATCTATGTAGGTACTAAAGTACTTAAAGCATGGCAATCATCTCAATCAGGTCAAGTTAACATTGGTTCATTCAACTCACAACTTAACGTTGGTGAAAAACCATTAAACTTCCAAGGTATTGAGATTATTCACGCACCAGGTATGAGTGATAACACAATTATCGCTGGTCAAAAATCTAACTTCCACTTCGGTACTGGTCTGATGTCAGACTACAATGAAGTGCGTGTTTTAGACATGGCTGATATCGATGGTTCGCAGAACTTTAGAGTTATCATGAGATATACTGCAGGTACTGCAATTGGATTTACAAATGAAGTAGCAGGATTTAACCTACTATAAGAAATAAGTTTAACATTTAAAAACAGGAGATACTATGAGTTGTTTAATAACAAACGGAAGAGAAGAAGTATGTAAAGAATCGATAGGTGGCTTACAAGCTGTTTATTTTATGAATTACACTTCTGCATCTTTCGATAAGAACACAGATGGTGAAGTTGATGACTTGACTGGCTATACTGTGTACAAATATGAACTTAAAGGTACTTCTGCATATACTGAGACTGTAAACTCTTCAAGAGAGAATGGTACAACATTCTTTTCACAAGAGTTAACTCTTAACTTGAAAAAGTTAACTAATGAGATGACAACTCAGTTAAAATTGTTAGCTTATGGTAGACCACAAATCATCGTTCATACTAAGAACGGAGAAGCACTATTAGTTGGTGAAGTAGAAGGAGCAGATTTAACTGCAGGTACAATTCAGACTGGAGCAGCACTTGGAGACCTTTATGGTTATTCAATGACGTTCACAGGAACTGAAAAACTACCAGCAGCATTTTTACAATCTGCAACTGCATCTGACCCATTTGTTGGATTAGATGGAGCACCTACAATAGTAGCATCGTAAGTTAACGGTATATCAGAAGATACACTTTTAAATAATTAAACCCTTCTCTTCGTGAGAGGGGTTTTTTGTTTTTACTATAACCTAATCTTAGATTGTTATAAGTTAAAACGAGATAAGAACGATATAATGCTTAGTTATTACATATCCAACACAAACGAGTTCGTAGTAAGAACACAAACAACAGGTAGTGGTTCCACATTATCCTTAGATTTATACGATATGCTTACGCTCACTACATCTTCTTATGATTTAAGTGGCAAACATACATTTAATGCATATGAGAACATTCTAACCTTCTCACAATCGATTGCCGATACAAGAGTAGGACAAGAGTTTTTAGTAGATATAAATGATTCAGTAAGCGGTTCTATATGGAGAGGCTCATTACAAGTATATGCATCTCAATCTATTGATAAAACAGAATATACTACTCAGAATGATGGGTATGTATCTTACGAAACTGATAACGAATATATAGTACTATGAAAAAAGAACAAAACTTTTCTGTGGTAAACTTTACAAGGGAGGAAGTACCAATTGTAACAGAAGATATCAAAACAAGATATCAATGGGTACCTGTTGGTGTACAACATCAAGATGATTTCTTTGAATTGTTAACAGAAGGATATAATACATCCACTACTACTGCAGCTTGTGTAGATGGTGTAGCAGATTTAATCTATGGTAAAGGTTTAATAACAGATAAAGAAGAGTTTAAAGATACTCTTGCTAAGTTGTTACCAGCAGAAGATTTAAAGAAAGTATCATTCGATTTAAAATTATATGGTAATGCTGCATTCCAAGTAATGTGGAATAAAGACCATACTAAAGTAATCAAGTTGTTTCATGTACCAGTACAAACTCTAAGAGCAGAGAAGATACACATGGGTATGAAGTGTGAAGCATTCTACTATTGTACAGATTGGAGTGATACAAGAAAACAAAAAACTAAGATTCGTATTCCTGTCTTTGGTACATCAACAGAAGAAAGAGAAATTCTTTATATAAAAGATTACGAACCTAATAGATACTATTACTCATTACCTGATTGGATTAGTTCATTACAATATTCTTTTACAGAAGCAGAACTAAGTAACTTACACCTTAATAATATTGAGAATGGTTTCTTACCAGTAGCTATGGTTAACTTCAATAATGGAGTACCTGCACCTGAAGAAAGACAAACAATAGAATCATTACTTGAAAACAAGTTTAGTGGTACAAGAAACGCTGGTAGATTTATGGTATCGTTTAATGATGATGCTATTAACAAACCTACAATAGATACTATTCCTATTGAGAACCTTCACGAGAAGTACACATACGTTGCTGAATACGCTCAGGATCGTATTTTGGTAGCGCATAGAATCGTTTCTCCTTTACTGTTTGGTATTCGTACTGCATCTAATGGATTCTCATCACAATCGGAAGAAATGAAAACAGCATATTCCATCTTCCAAACAATGACAATACAACCATTCCAACAATTAATACTAAATGTAATAGATAAAGCATTGGTAGAAGGTGGATGGGGTAAACAAGATTTATACTTTGACCAATTAACACCTTTGGTTATTCTCTCAGATACAGCAGATGATACTAATGAAACAGTAGAAGAAGCACAAGAAGATGTAAATGATTCTATGAGAAACGAAGAAACAACAGAAGAAAACTTAGAACAAGAGAAAACACATCCAAGACCTTCTGACTTTGGATTTACTAGAGAATACGAGGATTTTTAAAAAATAAAGAACTATGGCTTTTGGATTATTCATAACACGAAACGATATCATTAAGAACACCCCATTAGGTGGAGCAGTAGATGCTGATGCCTTACTTCCTTTTGTTAGAACTGCACAAGAGAAATATTTGTTAAATCTTTTAGGCACAGTTCTTTACAATAAGATACAAGATGATATAGAAGCAGGGGATTCATTCACAGGTATATACCAAACATTGGTATCTGATTATATTAAACCAACTATAATTTGGTACGCTTGTGTTGAGTATATTCCATTTAGTGCAATATCATTTAAATCACAAGGTGCAGTTAAACACATTAGTGAAACATCTGTATCACCAGGTAAAAATGAAGTAGATTACTTATTGAGTAAAGCTTTAGATAACGCAGGTTATTACTCAACAAGATTACAAGATTACCTATTAGCAAATTCATCAAACATACCTGAGTATTTAGAATCAGTTGGGGATAGTACACAAATCTATCCTGACCAATCTAATCAATACTTTGGAGGAATAGAATTATAAGATATGAGTACACCATCACAAACACCAGCGCAAGCACAGATAGTAGATAAGAGTAATACTAACTTTACGTTGTATTACAACACTTTAAACTATTTTAAAACTATTATGAAGAATCATCCTTCTATTGCTCATGTAACGCAAGGAGATGTATTCTCAATAGATGATATGACGTTTCCAGAATATCCTGTTGGTAATGTGATGATACAAGATGCAACCTTTGGTACAAGTACAACAGATTATAGAATACAACTAATCGTTGCAGATAAACATAAAGTATTAGAAAACGAAAGTAATGGAAGAACAAATGAACAAACTATTCCTTACTATGGTACTGATGATGTTGTTGATATTCATGCTAACACATTAGCAGTATTAAATGATTTAACATCATACACACAAAATAAGGTAGAGGGGTTTGAGATATTTGGAGATATCAGTTGTGAACCATTTGTTGATAGGTTTGATAATGGACTGGCCGGTTGGTCAGCAACATTCAACCTAACCTGTCACAACGATAAAAATCGTTGCCTTTTTTTTTTGATAGCCCCTGAGGGGCAGTATTTTAAAATACAAGATTGTGAAACAGATGATATTTACAACGCTGTATTAAACACAACGGGTTCGATAGGACAGGTATTCAGTACCAAATATACACCGAACGCGAGAGTAGATTTAACATCTTATGATTATCTAAGATGTTTTGAAATATTAGAAGAGATAGATGGTAGAGATGATTGGGATTTTTACAATCTTCCTATCTTAGCTCTTCCTTACGAGGATTATGAAACTTGTGAGAATTGTGAACTTTGGATATCTCCCAAAGTATGGAGTACAACTCCAGAACGATGGGATGGTGGACATATAGATGAAGCATTAAGAAAGTGGCAGTACACTTAAAAAAGAAATAAAGATATGAGTGATTTAAGTAATTTATATATATCACAATCCTATAAAGGATTGATTAACCTTGCTGATTCAACTGAAGGAATTACTTCTCAAAGTAATTACGAACTTCAAGATGGATTGGGTGTAGGTATTGGTGTTTCTATTACAGGTAGTTCTTTACTTGTAGAGAATGATATCAGTTCATCAACACTTAATGGAATGGGTAATGTTGAAATCTTTTCTGCTTCTGTTGATTTAAGATTAGATGATTTAGAAGCAACCGCATCAGACCATGATGGTAGAGTAGAACAGTTAGAAATATATACAGCCTCTCTAAGAGAAGCTGTGAGTGTGACTGGTAGTAACGCTAACTTTAGTGGAGATGTAACCATTAGCGGTTCTTTAAGAGCGTATGAGATACATACAATAACCGAATCTGCATCTGTAATATTCTCAAGTGGTTCGAATATCTTAGGTGATGAACCATCAGATACACAAACTCTTAGTGGTTCAGTATATGTACCTAACTTACATTACTTAGCATTTAATCCTTTAGATACAAACTTAAGAATCAATCAAAAATTAGATACAGGTTCTTTCTTGATATTCTCAGCATCAGTAGAGAATCAGTTAGAACAAATAGTACAAGATGCATTACCAAGTTCTTGGACAGGTTCTGTATTTATTCCATTTAGTGGTTCTGTACATCAACAAATACTTGCGTTAGAAGAATTCTCTCAATCATTAGTATTAGATACTGCATCTTTCTCACAATGGACAGCATCAGTATTTAATCCTTATACGGAATCAGTAGAGAATCGATTAGATTCACAATCAATACTGATAGATACAAAATTAGATTCAGCTTCGTTTAACGATTGGACATCTTCTGTATTTGAACCATTTAGTTCTTCAGTAGATTCTAAAGTACAAAGTTTAATAGATAAGACTGGTTCTTATGCAACTACTGGTTCTAATACCTTTATAGGTAATCAGATAATTAGTGGTTCAGTATTTACTAAAGATGTATCACCAGCCCCTTCTACTACATTTAAAATAGATACAGGAAATGCATTACCATTTTTAGAAATTAATAACGCAGCATTAAGTGGTATCGTTGGTACTGATGCAGTAATAAATGGTGATATATTATATAATGGTGATATAGTACACAATGGAGATACTACACAAAGTGGTTCACAGTTTACTTCTGGCTCACTTATATTAGATGGTAAACTAACAGTAACAACATCAGCATCAATAGATGGTGGTTGGCATGTGACTGGTTCTTCTCATTATAGTGGTTCAGTTAAAGGTAATGTATTATTTGATTCATCATCAACTGCAAACCCAGCAGACTTTACACATTCAATAGATTGTTCATTAGGTAACTTCTTTGATATCTATTTAAAAGAAGGTGAGAACTTAGTAACTGCAGGTAACATATATGGTGGTGAAACTATTACAGTTAGATTAAACCAACCAAGTGGTTCACAAGTAGCTAACTATGGTGAAGTAGTATGGGATACAGGTTCAATCAAGTTCCCATTCACATCAAACCC